AATAGCACCTTCACGATTTAAATATTTCCAAATATTATAAGCATCATAAGAAGGTCCATTTCTATAAATGTAAGAATAACATTGTTCAGATGGCCAATGTCTATCTATAATAACTAATTTACCTTTTTCTTTCATCTTAACAGCAAGTCTTGCAGCTGCTGTATGCCATAACTCCATATTATTATGTACTCTTAAATGTATATAATAAGAATCAGAATATAATTCTTTAAATTTTTTAGCTAATGTAGTTTTTCCAACACCATCAGGTCCTTCTAATATAATTATTCTAGCAAACATTTAAAAAATTCTTTAGTCCTTTCTTTAGTCCAAAACTTTTTACTTAATATATAAGCTTGACTACTTATTAATTCTTTCAATTCTTCATTACTACCGTTTTCTATAATTTTTAAATCAATATTTAATCCTAAAATTTTAGCTTCTTCTTGATGTGCGTATATAATATTACCAGCATCGTTTGCTATTTTATATCTAACTCTCCACCAACCACTTCCTCTCATAGTATGATAATGTGGAGGACTAATCATTCCCCATACTTTTTTGTATTCTTCAAATAATTCGTGTTCTTTTAAACGCACTTGTTTTTCTTTTACATTTCCAAATCGTTTAACATTCCAATTAAATATTTGTTTAGTAAACCAATTATTTTTACTTACTAAACTTGCAAGAATCCATGCCTTTTCTTTTTCATTATTTTCTTTTGAAAATAAATTATTATTATCAATATGATTTAAATATGTATTAGTATAAGGAGTAGGATCCCAATTAATAATTTTATTTGCTTTCATTCCTAATTCGTCATAGTTACCACCATCATAAGCTGGTACTAATAAAGTATGTGGCCATTTATCAAATGCAAATGTGTCAACTAAATCTTCAATTTCTTTTTTAAAAGGTTGTGCTTCTTCCCAATAAACTTTACCAACAGGATTTCCAGCTTGACTTACTTTTTTCCATATTCTCCAATGTCCTCTACTAAACGTTCCAAATCCTTGAACTGAATCTTTAGTTTGCCAATCATCTATTGAGATAATAGCATCAGGTCTTTTAATTATAGTATATGCTGCTCCGTACCAATATCTTGCTGATAAACTATTAGGACCAAATACAAATACAAACACTTTATCATACATTGATACATCTTCTCCTGGAATAATTGCTTTATGAGTTACATCATGTCCTAATTCTTTTAGAACAGTAGGAAGTATTCTAGCAGAAGTTGCTATATTTAATGGACTACGTGCAGTACCAATTGATAAAGCATTAAATCCTGTTACTAAAATTTTCATTTATTTCTCTTTCTTCTTCTATAATTTTTTTTATATTAGGTGCTTTCCAGTCTTTAGGTTTTATAACGTCAAATTTAGTTCCACGTTTTCCTGTTTTATCTTCAGCTCTAATTTTACTCATATTAGCTTTTTGAACTTCTTTCCAAGCTTTTTCAAATGGTAAATTAAATAACCAAGCTGTTCCTAAAGCTATATAAACTATATCAACTAAAGCATCTAAAGCTCCAGCTGCATCTTTTTTAGTTATAGCATTAGTATATTCAGCTAATTCTTCCATTAAAAAAGCAGTTCTAAAATTAATCAGTTCATTATTATTAGGTATATCAACTCTTTCATTTTTTTCAAAGCCATATTTTTTATGAAAATTATCTATATCTTTTAATATATCTATCATAATAATCTTTCTTGTTCAGGCGGTTTTCTAAAATCAACCACTTGATGTATTTCTTTATTTTCTTTTTTATCTTCTATACTATTTTTAATTATTCTTGCTACATATTCAGCTACAGGTGGCATAACACCTCTTGCAATTTGTGAACCAATTGTAGAAGCTGGTCCCTCCCAAACATAATCATGAGGATAACCTGCCATGTAAGCTAATTCTTTATGTCCAAATAATCTATCTTCTGAAGGATGTATATAAAAACCTCCAGCTATAACTGGTATATGTTCATTATCTTTTAATCTCCATTTCATAAATTGAGGTCTACCTTTTACTCCACCTCTCATTCCTCCACGTTTCCAAGTTTCTGGTGGATTATATCTTTCCCAAGTTACTCTTAAACTTTCACCTTGTTTACAATGCTTTAAATAAGGAATTTCATTTTTTCCTAATTTCATTAAATGTCCTATATCTTTTTTATGTTCTAATTTAAAATTTTTAAGAACTTCTCCAGCGGTAGGTAACGGAGAAAAGTTTAGTGGTTTTACACTTAAATAATATTTAGTTGCTATAAAGAAAAATCTTTTACGACTATGATTTAATCCGGTATATCCTCCATCAATTAATAAATGTGTTGTATAATATCCGAGCTTATTTGCTTCATTTGTTAATTCAGATATCATTTCATAGCCACCATTTTTACTATAAACTCTTGGAACTGATTCAAGTACAATAGCTTTAGGTTTTAAATCTTCTAATAAATTAAAAGCATTTCTCCAACAAGATATTCTAGGATCTTTTTTCCAAGCCATTGCTCCTTTTTGAGTTGATCCTAAATTTGACCAAGGAGCACAAGGAGGATTACAATAAATAAAATCTACTTTATTTTTAAATTTATCTTTAGGCCAATCTTCTTCTCCTTCATAATATTCTATATTTGGAAAATTAGCTTGAAAAGTTTTTTTATAAACTCCAGGTTTCATTTCAAAATGTGCTAAAATATCAAAATGTTTTTTAACTCCTAAAGCAAATCCACCAGCAAATATATATACTCCTAAAGCTTTCATTAATGTATTGTATAACTATACTTCGTTTCAGGTTGTAATATGAACAAATTCTTTTTAGCTCTAGTAATAGCAACATAAAATACTCTATGTTCATCATCAGGTTCTGTATTTAATTTTTTCCAAGTTTTATAAGATATATCACTTATTACAACTACATTATCACTTTCTCCACCCTTAATTGCGTGTATAGTAGATAATCTTATTCTTGCTTTATTTTTAAATATATCTCCAGATTTTACTAAAGATTCAAACATTAACATATCTTCAGGATCAAGTCCATGAATAACTTCTTGCCAATCTCCTTTTGCTAATAATCCACAGTTCTCTCTTAAATATTGTAAACTAAATTGTAAATTAGTATCTACATCTTTTAAATTTTTAAATCCACGTTTAATTCCTACATTACTTTTTAAACAAGAATATAATTTTTGAAGTTCTTCAAAAGTAATAGTTTCTTCTTTATTTAATTTGATCCATGATCTAATGGCTATGACAAATCTATTTGCTTTAAATTCTTGATATCCTCTTTCATAAAACCAACCCATACGTTTACAATAAGATTCAGCTCTATGTAATTGATAGCCTGATCTTGCTAATATTAACCATTCTCCCAAATTCATATCAACTTCTTCTATAGAAGATATTTCAGTTATAGTTCCTTCTTCATCTTTAGCTGTCCATTCTTTAGATTGTCTTAATAAAATTTTATCAGTAATATTACAAGCTAATTTATGAATTACTTTAGGAAGTCTATGACTTTTAGGTAAAACTTTAATATCACCTTTTATATTTAAAAAATTAGTTACATCAGCACCCGACCATTTATATATAGCTTGGTCATCATCACCTGCTATATATCTTAATTTACAATTTTGAGTTAGTTTCTCAATTACTCTCCATTGTTTTATAGTTAAGTCTTGTGCTTCATCTACGAATATAATATCTAAATTAGGAACATATTCTTGTTCTAAAAATACATCTAACATATCAGTAAAATCAAGAAGATTTTTAGCTTTCTTAAAATTAAAATATGATTTACTAAAATATTCTTGCTCTTCCCAACTATGTTCACATTCTAATTCTTTCCACACTGACTTTAAATTTCTTTCACTTGATCTTGCAACTTCATCGCAAAATAACAATAAATCACCTTTTTTATTTCCTACTATAATACCTGAATTATCTTCTTCTGATACACCGGACATTTCTATTCTTATTAATTCACTAAATTCTTTTATTCGTTCTCCCTTAAATACTTGACCACTATTAATATTTAATGTTCTATAACATAAACTATGTATAGTTTTAAAATATTCTAAGTCATCTTCTAATAATTTAAATTTTTTAATTACTCTTGATCTTGCTTCTTTAATAGCTCTACGTGTAAAAGAAAAAAATCCAATTTTATTAGCTTGAAAACCCTCTGCTATCTTTTCTTCTAATATTCTTAATAGTTCTGTAGTTTTACCAGTTCCAGGACTTCCAAATATTTTTAAAGTTTTATTGTCCATGTTTCTTATGAATATTAACTAATACTTGATGTTGCTTATCTGATAATAAAATATGCTCGTCTGATTTATTTAATTTTTCAATTACACTATTACAAAAATCTACTTCCCAAGTATTTAACTTATTTTTATCTATGTCATTTAAAAATTTAACTAAATTCTTATATTTTTTTCCGTCAATTTTTTTTAAAAGTCTTGTCGGTATTTCTCTTGGAGATACTTTTTCTATTTTTAAATTTAACATATGAAAATATATTATACGACATACGTTCACATCTGTTAAAGCATCATGCCAGTCATGATAACCTACATTAAAAAAAAATTTATGACACTCTTGTAATTTAGGAAATTTATAATCTTGATATTGACTTTGTAACTTCATCTTATCTTTTGCCATCATCATAGTGCAATAAATATTACTTGGTTTATTAAATTTTATATGAAATAAATTAAAAGCTCTTTCTATTATTTGTAAATCAAAAGCTGTATTATGAGCTACAAGTGTATTGGCTTTACTTAATAATTCTGAAAATATTTCTAAAACTAACTTCATAGATACACCTGTTTTTTCAGCATCTTCTGTAGTTATTCCATTTATATTAGATGCTTCTTTAGGAATTATAAAAGGTATGCAACTAGGTTGTATTCTAAATGATATTTGAGATACTATTTTCTCTTTATCATCACAAAGTTGTGCTGCTAAACTAACTAAATGAGGTTGTTCTTCATGATCTGATTTTAAATCTCTACGCCAAAGTCCATTAGTTTCTGTATCAAAAAATAATATCATTATCCTTTTTTTAAAGATAATTCAACACCTTTAACTTGAACTTTATTATTTATTTTATTTTTATCTCTATCATTTTCTAAAAATAAAATAGCAGAGGTTAATGCATCATTGCTTACTTGTTTTTTATTAACATAATCAAGTAATATATTTATAGCTTGTTCTTTATTCATATGCTTCTTTTTCTATATTTGGCTGTTTAAATTCTTCAGTTTGATTTGTAAAATTTTTAATAGACCATACATTTACAAATTTTCCTTTAATTTTTCTACCTATATGATTAGCTCCTAAATTTTTTAAATAAGCACTAATTTCATGTAATTTAAATTCTTTAAATCTATGTCTATCTAAAAATTCCATAAAATCATTTATTCTAAACTCGGTATTAGTTTCTAATATAATAGCTTTACCTCTTAGTAAATCTTCAGATTCAGTAGAGGAAGTTGATCCAGTGCAAAATCTTTCTAATAAATCATATAATCTACCTTTATTACTTGAATCAGCTGGAGCATCTACTTGCTCTAATCTTTGCATTAAATCGTTAATAGTTTCTACCCATAACTTATCATTAATCTTAGGAAGTAACATATTAATATTTTCAAATACTACTTTTCTAAAATCTAAAAAACTATAAATATGATTACTCTCTAATGGTCCTATTCTTTTTTCATTTAAAGTTAAATAATAAGTAGGAGGATCAGTTAATATTTTAGTAATACCATTTAAAGAAGGCATTTCTCCATTATCATTAATTCCAAACTTACAGGTAAGACACTTAGGTCTATTACATACAGAATTTATAGGTGATTCATTACATCTATAATTATAATTTTTATTTTTTAAACTTTCTAATGTATTTGTAAATTCTCTAGGTTTAAGTGGTGGTGTTAAATATTTTTCATTATAATCTTCTAATTGTTCTTCCCAATTTTTAGGATCTTTTTTTCTTAAATAAACACCTAAATTAAATAATCCATTATTTCTTCCTCCTTCACTAATACCGCCTAAAGCTATTAAATGTTGTAAACAAGGAGGACCACCTGGTAATTTATCTTCAGAATTATCTAATTTTTTTATAAAACTCAAATCAATTTCATCTAAACTATTAATTGAAAATTTATGAATCCATTTAATAAAATTTTCTGGGGATAATACTTTACCATCATATAAAGCATAACGATCAGTTTCAGATCCTCCGAAATATGGCATATTAAGCCAATTACCTACATCTTCTTTTGTTAATATTTTATCTTGTAAAGGTCTTAAATCATATTTATTAAAACCAAATGCTTTAGCAATTTCTTTTAATTTTTTTATTATAAGAGCTGCCGAAATAAAATTTTTAGTAAATAAAAATATATGCCCTCCTCCACTTTTAGAACGACAAATTATTAAATTTTTTTTTACAAATAATTTTGAAATTTTTTCTAAATCAACACCTGCGTAATCATCTACATCAAGACAACCCCATTTACACTTACTTTCTTCATTTATTGGAACTACACCTAAACCTATTTTACCTTCTAGGTGTAGTTTCCATAAATCTTTTGTATAAGGTTCTCTAATTGTATTTCCAAATCCATCAAGCTTAACTCCCTTTGTTTGAGTAATTGTAAATTTACCATAAGCCCTAGTTAGACCTGGAAATACATTAAAAAAATCATCGGATAGCATGACTTAAAAAGGTGTTTCTTCACTATCCTCAGATTCATCATTTATATTTTGATCAGTATCTATTGGTTCTGATGCTTTAACTTTACCTTTATCTATAGATTCAGCTAAACCCTCAGCCATGTTAAATACGTCTTTATTTTCTATTTGACCTATTTCTTCTATTTTATATTTAAACCAACTACCTTGATCGTTCTCTGCTTGAATAGTAGATAGATTAAATTTATATAAAAAACTAGGTGGATCGATAGTTTGACCTTTTACATTAATCTTTTTCATTTTAAGAAGTGTGTTCCACTTTCTTGAAACTGAAAGATTACTAGAAGTCATATTTAATACAGCAGGTTCATATGTATTATCTTCTTTTTTAAGAAGAATAAAATGTTCTGCAGTATCAACTATTTGATTTTCTCCTAGAAAAGATTTTCTAGTTTTAGAATCAGTTTTAGTATTAGCGGGTCTCATATCGTGAACTGTAACTAATCCTCCACCTTTCTCTCTAGGAATCCACTCTACATAGGTTTTTCTATATCCACAAGGAATAACTTCAATACTGTCATTATATAAAGTATTAGTAACTGTATTAAAGATCATACCTTCTTCAGCTCCCTCAATATACTTTTCATCTTTTTTCTTTCTTTGAGGTGAACCAGACTGAACTATAGCTAATCTAGGAATAGTAATATCATCATTAGTGACATTCTGTAATCCTTTACCAGCATTTTTCAGAATTAAATCAGCATTAATGTTTCCTATTAAAGCTCCATTACTTGCTGCTTTCTTTATTGCTTGTTTTGTTTCAGCCATTTTTATTTCTCCTTTCCGAGTTTTACTTTTGCTATACTGGCTTCGTATACACTAAAATATTCTTCGGGTAATGTTTCTCCTAAAGAATATCTTTCTTTTGCAAAAGCTTTTAATGTACCAGGATGCACGGTTGACTTTTCTTCATAAGGAATATTCTTAAAATTTTTATTAAGAAGTCCTATAAGTTTATCAGCTTCATCGTACTCTCCTTTTGCAAAACTAACTTTAACATCGTGTTTAATTAGTTCAGCATGACCATTTTCTTCTAACCATTTAAGAGCACCTGCTCTTTTATCATCTGGTATAGAACAAAATAGTTCGTCTTTAACTAAAATTTGACTTCCATCTGCAAGATCAAATCTAGTCATATTATTACACGCTGCCATAGCATCGGGTAATTCTTTTTCTTCTATTTCTCGAATTTCAGATTTTAAGACTTTTAATCTTTCTTCTTCTTTTTCAAGAATTTTCTTTTTTTCTATTAATTTATTACCAATCGCTGTAACTATTTCTAATCCACCTTTTGGTAAAGTTTTCTTTTTCTTATGCTTTTCTACTGCGTCAAATATCCATTTATCCGACATAATTATCGTTCTCCTTTCTGTTATTATAAATATCTATCTCAACTGGATAATAAGCTCTATGCTCTCTATCCCATTTAAGTATTTTAAGTCTACCATTATTTATATCAGAGGCAACTATTGAAGCAATCGCAATAGCTACAGGGTCACCCATTGCAAGTAAAAAATCAGAATCATTAAAGTCTTTTAATTTCTGTTTCATTAAACGTACAACAGGATCAGACGAAAAAGTTATTTGTTTATATGGTTTTAATAAAGCTATTAATTCACCATATCTACCAGCTGCAAGAACATTTACATTTGGATTTTCTTGCACTATAAACACTTTCGCCATTTCTTCTCCTTTCTTTTTTTGATTTACTTTAGAATTAAAAAGTTTATATTTTAAAAAAATCAATTAGAAAACAGAAAGTTTTATATGCAAGTACATTTTGTAGATAAAAAAGATTTTATAGAATACAAGTTTAAAACTAAACCATATAAACATCAATTTGATGCTTTTATGATTAGTAAAGATAAAGAGAGTTATGCTCTTTTTATGGAACAAGGAACTGGTAAATCTAAAGTTATAATAGATAATATTGCTTATTTATTTCGTAAAGGTAAAATTGATACTGTTATAATAGCAGCACCTAAGGGTGTCTATCGTAATTGGATAGCTTCAGAATATGAAAATCATATGCCGGATGACGTAAAAGAATTTACAAAAACTCAAATATGGTCTCCTAATGAAACTAAAATTAATATAGATGAATTAGTAGAATTTTTAAAAGAAAGTAATAAATTAAGATTTTTTGTAATTAATGTAGAAGCTTTATCTACAGAAAAAGGAACTAACTATGTACATAGATTATTAAATACTGGAAAATCTTTTTTTGTAATAGATGAAAGTTCTAATATAAAAAATAGAGGAGCCAGAAGAACTAAAGCTTGTCATAAATTACATAAACTTGCAAAATACAGAAGAATATTAACAGGAACTCCAGTAACTCAAGGTCCGCTAGACTTATGGTCTCAAATGCATTTTTTAGATCCTTATATATTACAAAATAGTTTTTTTGCATATCGTAATACATTTTGTGTAATGAGAAGAAGAAGATTATCCACTCATACTTTTGACGAAGTTGTAGGTTATCAACGATTAGAAGAACTTCAAGAAATTTTAAAGCCATATAGTTTTAGAGTAACTAAAGATGAATGTTTAGATTTACCTCCTAAAGTAAAATTAATAAGACATGTAGAAATGACACCAGAACAAAAAAGAATGTATATCACTTTAAAAAAGAGAGCTATACTAGAGCTTGAGCGTGAAAAAATCGTGTCTGCGCCTCTTATAATCACACGAATTTTAAGATTACAGCAGATATTATGTGGTTTTATTAAATATGATGACGGAACTGAAACTATAATAAAAGGTGAAAATCCTCGTATACAAGAATTATTAGATGTTATTGAAGAGACACAAGGTAATATAATTATATGGGCTACTTATAGAAACTCAATTAAATTGATTCGTGATTCTTTAGCTAAAATATATGGAGCTAGTAAAGTTGCAACTTTTTTTGGTGATACTAAATCTGAAGAAAGACAAGAAATAGTTAAAAATTTTCAAAGTGGAGATATAAGATTTTTTGTAGGTCAACCTAGAACAGGAGGTTATGGCATAACATTAACAAATGCTAAAACTGTAATTTATTTTAATAATACTTATGATATGGAAGTAAGACTACAATCTGAAGATAGAGCACACAGAATAGGTCAAAAAGATAAAGTAACTTATATAGATTTCGTATGTCCTAATACTTTAGATGAAAAAATTATTCAAGTATTAAATAATAAAAAAAAATTAGCTGACGAAATAACTGGTGATAAATGGAAGCAATTATTCGCTTAAAGGACTTTTTTCTCTTATAATGTGTCTTAATACTTTTCCTTTATGAGAACCTTTTTTAATAGTATAACCTGAAGTACCATTACCATTAATTTCGACTTCTTTTCTACTTCTTAATAATACATTATTTTTCTTTTCTATTTCTTTATTAGAAAAATTTTTAACTATTAAATCTTTTAATCTTTCAATCATTATTTTTTAAATATATCCAATGTGGGTTTAAGTCCGTAAATTGCACCAAAAATTCCTACAATTAACCATTGATACCAAGTAGGAAATTTACCAAAATAATCAAAGAATAAATCTAATTTAGTTTTAATATTAACATCATCACTAATGATTGCATAAGATAATACTAATATTGGAATACACACTATTATAAGTACAAATTCATCCTTCCAAGTTTTATCTTGTTGATCAGATACATCTCTTTGGTATTCTATTTCACCACGAGCCATACGTTCATAATATCGCTTCTCAGCTTCTGATTCTAATAACTCAGATTGTTTATGATTCTTATAAATCTCAGCACCAGTTTTAAATATTGTAGGTATTATATTCCACCACATTAGGCACAACTCCTTATTATATTTGCTAATTCTTTACAACGTTTTGGTGTTTGTTTATGCCAATTAGAATCAATCATTTGATTTGCAGCTTCATTATAGTCTTGATTTTCTAAAGCTATAAAAAATTTTTTAAATTTACTTACACCAGTTTTACCTAATTGAAATACCATTTCTATTATAACTCCTTTTACTGTAGCTAAAACTAAACTTAATTGAGAAGTTAATTCATTAGCTCCATCTACAGCTTTATTAAAATCTTGATTAAATACTTCTTCTAATTCTTCTTTACTATATTCTACGCCTTCTTGAAAGTTATCTTTTTCTGTAATTAAATGACCATAGCCAATAGTGGCTTTTCCTAAAGAATCAAGATACATTTTAGGCACAAAACCCTCATGTTTTTTTATGCGTGTTTTAATTTCTTCGTAGTCCATAATAATCTTTTTTGGACTATTCTACATTTTTTTGTATGTAAATCTACTTTTAAAATAAAAATTCTTTTATTATCTACTCTCGCCATTCTTCCTATTTCAGTTCCTGATTTTCTTCTTGAAACTTTTTTAACATCTATAAGTATTGTCTCTAAAGTTTTAGGATCCACGGCCACTAAGTCTATAGCCGACTGAGTTTGACACCCTTTATATACAAAATAGCCTTGCTCTTGAAGCCAACAGATTGCTATATTTTCGCAAAGACAACCGATATTTTTTTTAATCATTTAATTAATAACATCGTAACTAGAGAAGCTAATCCTATAATTATTGCTCCAGCTGATGTTATTAAAATATATTCCAAACGTTTGATTCGAAAACAAATATGATCTATTTTTTCATGAGTTTCTTTTTGCATAATACGACATAGCTTTTCATGATTATCAATTCTTATATTAGCTATATCAGCTTTATTATAAGTTCCGTTAATTGTTCTCTTTTTTTTTATTTTCATTTTGCTAATTTTTTTTCAAATTCTTTTCTTTTTATCTCTTCAGATTTATTTTTTCCTCTAGTTTGAATTGCTTCCATTAAATTTGAAACTAGTTTTTCTATTTTAGGATCTATATTTCTAGATAAAAATTTTGGTAAAGTTTCTCCTCTTGTTCCAATAATACTTCCAATTACTTCATCTGCTGGTGTAAATATTCCAGTTTCTCCTGGAAGTCTTTTTTTTTCAATTTTATCTTTAATATATTCTTTAGTTGTTAAAGGATTTTTTAATAATTTTAAAGGACCAGCTATTTCAAATCCTGTGTATGGAGTTAATGCTTTAAAAAATCTTTTATATAATTCTTTATCTTTAGGTTTTGTTGATTCACCTAATTTATCTAATATTTTTGGATAATTTCCACCTAAGTAATGATTTTTTGCTGCTTCTACAAATCTATTATAATCTCTTAATAAAGCTAAACTATCTCCTCCTAAATCAAAACCATCATATATTCTTGCTATTCTATTTAAAATTAATCTTTTATGATTTAATGGTCCAGCAAATATATCTACAAATAATCCAGCTTTATTAGCAGCTTCAGTAAGACCAGGTGTTCCAGCTTTAGCGGCAAATGTATCAGTTTGTATTAATGTTAAAGCTTTTGCTAAATCTCTATGTGCACTTAGAAATTCTTTACCAAACATTTGTTCTACTATACTTATATTATTATCTAAAAATTGATTTAATTTTATTCCATCTAAAGAAGCAAATCTTCCTTGTCCTCCTGGTACAGTCATATCAGTTTTAACTCCATTTAAAAAATTTCTTAAATATATTTTTTTAATATCATTCACAATAGCTGGATCAATTTGTTTTAATCCATTTATTAAACCAGAAACATCTGCTTTATTTCCATTCTTAAATATTTCTCTAACAATTGCATTTGCATCACCAAGTTCTAAAGTATTAACATTTAAAGTAGGTAATTTATCTGATACAACTTTTTGAATTCTTACTTGATTATCTATAAATTTTTGATAAGTATCTAAAGCAGATTTTTGAGAATTTGCAAACTTATTAAATTTTTTTTCACCTAATATTAATTTATAATTATCTCCAAATTGATCTATAAATTGTTTATGAGACATTTTTCCAGTTCCTCCGGCAGTTTCTGGAAATACTTTATTATAATAATTTTCATATAAAGCACTTTCAATTCTATTTCTTTGATTAACTGTTGCAATTTTTCCTTTTAAAATATTTCCTAATTTTTCAGCATTATTTAAAGATTCATTAGTATTATTTACAAATGCTTGAAAAGCATTTTTATTATTTCCAGTTAGTTGTAACGGTTTTAAAACTCTACTTGAATCTCCATATCCAAATTGTTTTGTTAAATCTTCTAAATAAGATCCTCTATAATTAAATAATAAATCATCATATTGATCAACAAGTTTTTTTGTATTATCAAATCCGTCTGTTGCTTTATTAATAGCTGTATTAAAAGCACCTTTTACTTTTGTAAAAGCATTTCCTAAATCTCCAGGAGCATCTTTTTCAGCATTTCTTAATAAACTTCTTAGTGTTACTGCTTCATTAAAGCTTAAATTTTCTAAATTAATAATTCCTTTTTTTAAAACTTTTAATTGATTTTTTATTAAATCAGAATGACCATATTCATTTAATAAATCTACTAAATCATTTATAGATTTTTGTTTATTGTAAGCTTTCATTTCTTCTGCTGAAAGCTTTTTACCAGTTATGTCGGGTAATTCTTTTTTAACTTCTGTACTATATTTTTGTAAAATTCTATTTAAAACTTTTACACTTTCTTTGTCATCAATTTCTATCTTTAATTTATTATCTTTTGCTGCTTTAAAAATATCATCTTCTAGTTTTGTTAATTTTGGTTTAATTGTATCAGTAAGTTCATTAAATGTAACAGCAATTCTATCTATTTCTGATGTAGTAGGATCTTTATAAAAAGAAAGTTTAGTTTTAGATAAATTATTAAAAGCATCTTTTACAGCTTTATCTGTTTCAACTAATTCATCTTGTCTTATTTTTTTAACTTTAGTACCAACAGTGTCAATTAAATTATCTGCAGTTTTTGCATCTACAGTGTCTAGTCCTGTTAAATTTTTAATTACTTGTCTTTCTATTTGTTTAGTTTCATTTATTTTATTTGCTTTTTCTAAAAAGTATTGATAATTTAAATCTTGTTTAGAACCTTTAGGAAATATTCCAGCTTCAGGTATAGCATTCGCAATACTTATTGCTAAATAGTCATTTGCTGCTTTTTCATCAACTCCATTTGCTATTAATACTTTTTTAGCATCATCTAAAGCAATAGTTATTTCTGAATCCAAATTACCACCTGATTTAATTAACTTTTGAATTGTATCTTTAGTTAATCTTTCTCCAGGTTTTGTAAATGATCCAATAGTGTTTTTTATAAGTTGACCTACACCTAAAAAAGCAGGTGTTGCAATTAAATCTATACCTGCTGATAAAATTGCCGAATTAAAAGCTTGTTTATCAAATTCATCATCAGAAAGATCACTATGTAAACCATTCTTTCTTCCAATATATAATCGTGTTAGTTCACCTGCAAAAGTAGCAAATGAAGAACCAGCAGCAGTTCCTAAAATTGGAGATACGAAACTACCAACAGTTCCTCCGCTAATAGCAGCTCCTACTGGAATTGCGTCACCAGTTACAGCTTTAAAATCACCAAGTGTAGGATATGCTTTAGGACTATTTGCGGCATAATACATATTATCACCTCCTAATTCTTTAGGAGTTTTATATATAAGAGCATCATACATATCATTTACAGCTCCTAGTCTTGTTAGTTTAAAATCTATTTTATCACTA